AACCTCTGCATTGTGGAGATAAATCCTCTTGCATCGGAAGCCTGTCCGGAAGGATTAGCGACAACCACATCATCACCAGGGTCAAGTTTTGAAATCATTCCGGGGTGTACGGTTGTTTCTTTGAATGAGTTTGTTTCATCCACTTTTACACTTCCACGCCCGACTCCAAGCCCTCCCGGATTGATCTTTTTAATGAAAATGCTGAAGCATGCCAGTATCCTTTCTTTGATCGATACCGCTTCAACAAACTGGTTAAGATCCCGTACACGCGGCAATGCCCGCGCAAGGCCAGAAACCTCCCTTACCTGAGATGGTCTTGTCTTGTTCCAAACGAAAATAATATTCTTCGCTTCCACCCTTTCTGTGCTTCCGGTGAAAAAGCCGTCCGGCGTGTACTTCTTAAAGTGAAATGCGACTGGTCGGTTGTACTGATTTAACTCAATACCTCCGTAAACCCGGTTATTATTTCCGTCGGCAAGATATGAAAAATATAAGCTGGAATCGAGATCATCAATTTCTCTGGCCTGCAGCTGAAACGGCGTCATTCCATAAGAGGTATAAACTTTCTGAAAGATGAATCCTCCGTCTACAATGTACCTTCTGACGGCCATTCGACACATTTCCTTGAATGATTGCTGTCCGGTTACATCACAGTTCCTGGCTTTACACCATTCAGCCCAAAGATTTTCAAATTCGTTGTTCAGATCCTCATCTTCGGTTCCGCTGCTGTTAGTGATCTTGGCTTGCAGCCGGATTCCCGGACCTATTACATGCCGTAGAAATGCTAATATGATAGATTCACAGGAATCCGCATTTCTTTCAATATCTCTTGCCCGAACCCTCAGTATATCTCTGTCTGGTCCATTTGTTTGTTCTGCGGTTCCCCCTACAGCCGACCATCCCGAATTGAATCGGCCCTGATTTCCTGCATCATATTGCCTTTTTAGTTCATTCCTCCATGCGAGTCTTGAATATCCTTTTGATGGGCTTACATACCCGATGAGTTTATCCAGAATATTCATATCAGGTCCTTTGTTTTTTGTACTCATTCTTACCTCCCAATAAAAGAGGCAACGGTTGTTCCGTAGCCCTCATCATTTTCAATATCATTTCGGATCCGCCGCCGCTCCTCGTATAAAACTTTCAGATCAGCTCTGCGGACCGTCCTGTTTCCGATCCGGTATTCCTGCGCTCCAGTTTCAATTGCGGTAATAGCAGCCTCGATTTGAACTAATCTTTCCTGATTTGTCACTCTATCCACCTGCCTTTCACTTTTATCCAATCGGTTTTGTTTCCCGATATCTCCTCCTGATTTCTATTTTGAGAAACCGCCTGAACTGCCTCTTCAGCTGTCAGATAACGGATATTCAGAAGATCCGAAGCAAGGGCAGCATAAACCTCCGCATCAAGATAATGATTGTCGACGTGGCTTCCTTTTTTCTGCCACTTCTCGGTTTCTCTTCCGTTTTTCAGTTTAATCGTGACTTTTTCTTCTGCTGCGATTTGATCAGCGTATTCCTCATCACAGCCGCTATATACCATCCAGCTGCCGGTATCGGGACCTGTTGGCCTGTTCATCCGGCCGGCAATCATATCCTTGTATTGATCACCATCTACAATATAAAGCCGCATCCCGTTAGCAATTGAATCTTTTCTGTCGATCGTGCTTATCTTATATCTGGTAATCAACGGATTAGAAGATCCTTTCACCGGTACCGCCCATTCCTGATTGATGGTGCAGAATTCATAAACATCATCGGTCTGGTCTCCGGAGTCAATGCAGCATAGATTTACATAGCACTCATGGCCGTTTTCTTTGTAGAACTTTGCATTCATGATGGTTTCTATATCGCCCCATGCCTCAGCTATACCGTGGGCAATATTCTGGCTTGTAACTTTGTTTCCCCAGGCTCGAATGGTGTAATAGAAGCAGTCTTTCTGTACGTCGACACCGGCGGTGAGAATCAATGCCCAGTTTGGAACTACCAACGCTTCAAGTTTTGTCTGCTTTTCGAGCACCTTCTTGGAGCTCATCTTCACTTCGATGTTTTCCCAAGGTTCAGCAAGCCATGAGTTTATAAAGTTCATCAGCTTTTCCGGATATGATTTTGACTCGACAAATTTCCTTGCAACATCTCCGAAGGTAATCCAGGGGGAGTATATCGTGTTGAGGTGAAATGCTGTTCTTTTCCTTCCAGCGTCCTTTATCGGTCTCCACTCTCCATTTCTGACCATCTGGACCTTATGAGCATCATTGATAACTCCCTTGCATGCAATGCATTCATACCAGGCGGTATTATATGCCTCTTCAGGTGTTTTCAATTCAGACTCCCACTTGATCTGCTTGAATGAAAATTCCTGATAATGCCCGCAATGTGGACAGGGAACGAAATATTTCATCTGCCGGTCGGCCTCTTCCCATGCCTGCCAGATAACTCCGTTTTTCAGTGTCGGTGTTGAAAGCTTGAATATTTTCTTATTCGTCGGGAATGTCTTCGTTCTCTCTTCTCCAAGGGAGATCGGATCAGCTTCCTTGCCCGCGAACATTGGATATTTATCTGTTTCATCAAAGACGATAAATCTGCACGGCCGGGAGGAAAGAGATGCCGGCGAGTTTGCTCCGGCGATTACCAAATACATACCATCAAACTGCAGTTCTAATACTTTCGAATTTTCATCTTGATATTTCTGCCTTGTTGCTGGTGATATTTTAACCATCGGCTGAATTCTGTTTTTCGAGGTATACTCTGCCAGTTCCAATGTGGGATATACGACCAGAGTCGGACTGGGATCCTGGCTGACTATGTACCCGATGATGTTATTTGCCGCCTCAGTACCCCCCAGCTGAGTCGATTTACAGAATATGATCTCCTCGACCTCATCATCATTTGCAGCGTCCATTATTGTTTCAAGGTATGGAACACGGGATGTTTTCCACGGACCCGGCTCAGCTGATGTTTTAGAGTCAAGGATCCGATATTTATCTGCCCATTGTGAGACGGTCAGTCTTTCCGGCGGCCGGAGTATGGCAAGAGCATATGAGATATAATCCGGTATCTCATTTGGTTTTCTTTTTCTTCTGCTCATAAACACCATCCACACTCATCTGCTCAAGGGCATCATCGAGGATCCCTTTCACCAGCGTTTCAATTTTCCGCGCTTCCTTTGTCCCAACATACGCCATCATCTCCATTGCGATAGTCCGGCTCAGTACCGTGCATGATTTTTTAAAAATAAGAAAAAATTCCTGAAGTTCTTTTATGACCTGATCTTTCGGAATGTATTCTCCTTTGGCGATTTTGTTCTTCAGATCCTGCTCAATGAATTTGGCTTCTTTGAGCTTGGCCTCAAAATCTGTCTTTAAGGCAAGTGAGCTTTTCTCTCCTCCTTTGGCTTTATCCTCGACTCCTTCCAGTTTCCATTTGATCACTTTTCGGATCGACCACCAGCCGCGGGCCTCCTTCGGACAGCCTTTCTTTTCCCAGTTCGAAATAGTATCCGGAGAAACGGAAAAAATTCGCGCCATTGTTTCGGTATTTAAACAGACCTCTTCACCAATTTCTTTAACATTTAAGTGCGCCAATTTTTTCACCCCCTCTCAAACCTGATTTTGCCGAATGTTTTTTTTGTTTCAGACTGGGGGAAGTTTCGGGGTTCGCTAGACCCGCACTGCACCCACCCCCTCAGAAGGACCCGCGAAGTTAAAAGCGTTCAATTTTCAATCATTCTCAGCCCCCCGCCTCTGGCTTTACTTAAGAATGCGTTTAACCCGCCGTCTCAAACGGCCCTTATGGTGTCTATATTGGCATATGAAAAGAGCAGCCCCATCACCAAAGCTACTCTTTTACGCTTACACTATACCATACAAAAAGCGAACAAAACGAACAGGATTTATTATTTTATATATCTATCGAGTTTCATCCTTACAGAATCTTCGGTGGCGTATGGTCCCATTCTCTTGGCTACGTTCGGCCATGAAAGACCCTCAACAAATTTCAGCCTAATGATTCTCCTGATTTCTGAATCATCGATGCCTTTAATATCATCTTGGAGTTTTGCCAGTTCATCAAGATAATTAACCTTTGCTTCGGCCATCTGATCTATGAGATCCTCCATTTTCTTTTCGTACCGCTTATGGTTGTATCCGCGTATTATTACGATCTTTCCTTTGGCTTCAATGCTATAGTCTCTGACGGTATCACCTACGTAATTGTTTGTCCGATATATTTTGTTTTTAAGGTTATGTATCTGTCTATCAATATCATCAATCTCTTTGTCTAATTGAGACAGATTATCCAGATCGCTTCTCGTAATACCCATAGGTTCACCTCACTTTCAATGCGGATATATTCAATCCCATTTCAAAACCCCTAGCATGCCATCATCGCTTCAAAGTCCATTTCGACCTGATGATTCTTGCCAACTCTAAAGTATTCACTTCTGAGTTTCTTCCGTTTTCCACGGTTCCAATTCTTAATTCTTGGCTCCTCTGTCATGGAAATCAACACATACTCTATGTACTGCTTGCCGGTAATTGGATTCCTCCCACGGTAAACACTGTCCTGATCGATGTAATAGCCTTCAATTGGCTTCGGCTCGATCAGCTGCGCTGCTGATACCTTATCGTCTTCATTGGTCATAGGCCTTACGATGCTTCTGCTGCAATTGTACCGTCTGCGGGAAACTGCATCCGCCTCTCGAAAAGACTTTGATGTTTCTTTGATCAGATATGATGCTAGTTTGCGGTAGTCTCCGCTGTCATCTAAAAAAGCCGGCCGAATAAACCCATGTCCCCAAACTTTGGCAATCTCAATTATGTCAATCCCGCCTGTCATGACGATATGATGGTGGATTCTCGTGTTTTCGTACTCTGTCGCTGTTATCCATCTCAGATTTAATCCATTCGCACGGTACAACTCCATAAGCTGTCTTTTAAATTTTTCAAGGTCCTTTTTAGCCTGTGCTTTCGATGGTTCTTCACCGCTGTATGTAAGAACTATATGATAATCTCCTGGTTGGAAGTTATAGTTGATCAGTATGGCAAGGATCCTTTCTGCATTCTTCTGATTGATTTTTTCGATCTCTTCCGGAGTCGCCTTCTCTCTTTCGCCTCTCTTTTCTCCTGGTGCCTTTTTTTTACGTTTATCACTGACCTTAACAAATATCGTCTGACCAGCTACAGTTATATCCTTCACAACGTTCATTCTTTTTTCCTCCCTGCTTACGAATTATTAATAATCTTTACCGAGATTCAATGCTCTTTGCCGAGCGCCAATTTTTTCATATATTAATGGAAGTGATTTAAGTAAGTGCTGGATGAAAGAAAGCCTGTCCAACCTAATTTTTTATATATAATAGAAGGAAACTTATTTTTCTTTCGCCTGCTGCTCCTTTTCACATATCCGTTCCTCTTCAGGTTGCGTTATGATTAGCTGTCTCTTCTTTTGCCTCCTTTTTTTCTTCTGAGAATGTCTGTCACAGGAAAATACTCTCTTGCTTGGTTTGTATGATCTGCACCATTCTTGATGGCTGCAGGTATCACATATTGAGTCATGCTGGCCATCTATGTACGATTTGACCACTAAGGGTCTGATAAGTCGATATGCCATCTCTAATCCCTCCCTCCTTAGAATCAGTCTTCTTGTAAATCCTCAACAGGCTCCCAGTTCTCATAACCGCAATTCAGGCAAACATATCCCTCTTCAAACGGCTCTTCATTTTCGTATCTACGTTCGATTACTACAGGGCAGTCACAATTTCCACACTCTCCACTATCGATTGATTCTGAATGTTGAATCATTTTGCACCTCCCGGCTTTTCGCACTTTTCAAATTCATAAACCCATACCCACGGATTACTTTCCCAACTGTAACCACGTTTTGCATTGAGGCTGTCCCATAAGTCCATAAATGCTGAGCGCGCTGTCCATCTTCGTTGTCCCTTCCCGAATGTTGTACCTTCTGCCATTGCATCTTCTTCGGTAATGTCATTCAGCTGCTCCGGCTTGACGTCTTTAACCTTCAGGAATTTACGGGCGGCTTCTTTTGGCATAAAATATGGAGACTGCCATCCTGTCTTTTTAGAGAATTTATAGAATTGCTCAAATCTCATGGGATCAAATTCAATCAGGCTTGTAGTGCCGTCTGATCTGTACTCGATTGTCATACAAAGAGGAAAGCATACGCTCTGAACTCTCCATGCTTCGAGAACATATAAGATGTCTCCCTGTTTATATTTTGGATTTGGCATTACATATCCGAGTAGTTTATGCCATGTTTTGCCGTCTTCGGTTTTCCCGAAGGTTTCACCCTCAACGTCATTCTGCATTTCTACAAATTCTGTCCCGTATTTACTGGTTCTGAACTTGAAATGAGTATTGCTGTACTTAGGCTTTATTACGCGGCGGGTCTGCGTCTTCAAGTCATCATCTATTGCCTTCTGCATCGGTGCACTGAATATTACAGGTTTCATTTTTCTCTGGTAATGCGGACACTCTATATCGTACGTACAGAATTCCATGCCGCAACTTTCGTAAAATTCACAGGTTCGATCCATATGACCATACCTCCTATATTTCATTCCTTTCGGATTATTGGTGATGTGGGCCCGGAGTGCCTTATTGTCCGGGCCCGCTTGTGTCTTTCTTAGCTTCGCCTCAATATTCTGTTTTAGAATGACAATACTTTTCTCATAGTAATTTTGGTTCCTTTCTTTTTAGATTTTTTATTTCACGGCATAGGCCATAAATAAAACTAGGTTGTGTGATGTTCGCTGAATCCGCACTCTTCTGGCGGCGGCAATATCGGATGCTTTCCTCGATGATAAATCGGCATTCCATATAGATTGCCGATATGCGGCATCTTGATTTCCTGCTTTTGCTGTTCACTTTCAGTTATTGATATTTGTGGGCATTCGTTACAGTCATATATAATTTTCATTTCTTTATCTCCGTTCGATAAAACTAAGTTGTGAGCAGTTCGGGATTCTGATAGATGTTCCCAACTACTTCAAGTTCAAATAATGGATATGTATTGTTTGGGTTTCCTGCCCATGCTGATAAGAACGTATCGTAATCTTTTCCTCCCGACTGAACAAGGAAAGCGCAATCCTCCCAAATTACCGTTGTGATGTATTCCTTAATTCCATTGCGGTCTACCTCAAGTATTTTCAACGCATCTCCCTCATGTATGTCTACTTTGTACTTGTCTTTTAAGCCAGTAAACATCATGTATTTAAACATCGAATCATCGGCATTTCGCAATGGTATTTCACATAACATTGCACCATTTCCAGATTCGGGGAACGCCGTATCAAACCAGTAAATCATCCGCTTGTCGGTTTCGTTCCATGCTCTGAATCTAATGTCTTTCATGGTTTCTCCTTTCCGCAATTAACTCCAACTATTTTCGCACTCCACGGCTGCAATAATGATCTTTAGGTACATGCCTGTGCTCTTTTCCGCATACTACCATTTCGCCGTCTTCACATACCACGCAAATGCAATCATCATGATGTATACAGTCTTTGCATCGTACCACTTCTACATAGTCAGGGTTCAACTGCTTTTCGAGTGCTGCTAATGTAAAATCCCATACTGCATATGACGTATCTTTGAGATCCCAGCCCATCTGTTCTGCGGCACGCTTGCAGGTATCCCGGAAATTGGTAACATTTGCTATCGCTCGCTTTTCAATCTTCATTCTGAATCTCCATTCTTCCAAATTCTCCGTTGCTGGTTTTGTAGCAAATCACGTCCTTCGGATTCCTTAAGCCTGGAACGCTACATGGCTTACAAGCACATTCCGGATGCAGATTTTCATTCAGCCAAATTTCACATGACAGGCAAGGGCACCATTCAGGAGTGCATCGATCTCTCCAAGACGGATTCTTTTGCGGCCTGAAGTCGTGCTTGATTACCTTCCCCATGAACACTCCCTCCATCTAAGTTTTAAATCTTCATCCATTTATTTATAAATTCCGTGTAACAGTAGTCGCATAAATGGATAGTCTCTTGGGGACCAGGGAAATGTCCTATTTCGCAGCTATGTATTTGAATTTCCTTGGTTTTTTTGAAACTGTCAATTTTTGATGATTCGATTGTTCCGCATCTATCGCATTTCTTCGCATATGCCATTTTTCTCCCTCCCTAATTGACTATTTCTTTTTTTCCTTGAGCTTCTGAACAATCTTGCTCATATGCTCTGTAGCTACTATCTGGGCGATGGCCTTATCCTCTTCAGTCTGAGCTTTGTCACCCATGATTCCGTTGAACTGCGAAACCTTTAATCCTAAGAATTCTTGAATGACTTCATCCGTTCCCTCTTCAGCTACAAGGTAATAACATAATACGCTGTCTTCCTGCCCTATCCGGTGCGCTCTGTCCTCTGCTTGAGAGTGGATGGCCGGGGACCAGTCCAATTCTCCGAACACTACGCAGGATGCTCTCTGGAGGTTGAGACCTGCGGCAGCCCGAAGGCTCACCATGCAGATGTTTGTATTCCCCTCCATGAAGCTCCTGACATTCGCGTCCTTTTCCGCTGCTGTCTGCCGGCCAGTAATCTCCACCGGCTTATAATTCTTCAGTTCTTCGTGGTAGATGTCGAATACCGCATGATGGTAAGCAAATACGAGAATCTTTTCATCGGCATCGAGTAGCATTTTCAAGAAGTCTGTCACAAATGGAGCTTTTGCTATCCCGATGGCCTGCCGGCTGTCGTTGACAATTTCCCGCGTCATCCTGCCCTTTTCAAAGTGATCTTTTATCCCGTCCATACTTTGAGCCTTTTCGATTGCCTCCTGAATCAACTTTCCGTATCTGCCTTTGTCAAAATCGACGGTCTGAACAACTCTTCTTTTCGGTGGAAGTTCTTTCAGGACCTGATCTTTTGTTCTCCTGAGCATCAAACCTTCTCTCCGGAGGTATTCTCCAAGCTGATCAGGATCTGTCACAATGTCCGATCCATAACCGTAACACCATTCCCGTGTGAAGCTGTCCCAATCACCGAGAGAGTGAAACTCGATGATGTTCATTACCGCCCAGATCTCTCCACCCCTGTTATAAATCGGTGTTCCGGATAGTCCGATGCATTCCGCTGTGTTTGTGCTAAGCATGGAGGCCGCGCTATACTTTTCGGTACCGGTATGCCTCAATTCCTGAATTTCATCGAAAAATACGACTTTGAAGTTATATTCAGCCAGCGCGTTTTTCCATCCTCTTAAAAGAAGGTAATGGATTATGTAGATGTTGGCCGGCGGAAGGTCATACGGTTTAAGGCCTTTAATTACGTGGACCAGTCCGTCCGGATTTCCCTCGTTCATGGTGATCTGACCTTCTCCGGGGAGCCTTAGAAATTTATTTATCTCTTTCTCCCAGTTTTTTATCAGGTGCGGCGGTACCACGATGATTGCGGGATACGCTTTCTTTGCTGATAAGTACGCCAGGGCCTGTATTGTCTTCCCTAAACCCATTTCATCTGCCAGCAGTGCACGGCCGGCGCCCATCAAATACGATAATCCTTCCTTTTGAAACTCGATTAGCTCTCCGGTGAAGTCTGACGGCGGGATGATCTTATCTGGCCGCTTGTTAAATTCGATGAGTCTCGTCCGATGCTCTACGGCTTCCTGGTAGCTCTCTTCCCATGCTTCTTTGTCCGTGATCTCCAGGGGGAAACGCATCATGAGCCAGTTTAGATTTTCGGAGTTTCGCTTTGTGTGCGGGAACCTGCATTTTCCGCGGCCCTGTGATTTGGATCCTGGGAAGAGCCGCTTTATAATCTCAACCGTTCCCGGATCGCCTTCGACAATCCAGTCGATGATCCTTTCTCCGCTCTTAACTGGATAAAGCTTTCCGAATGTCTCTTCCGGTTCTTC